CCTGCCTCATCGATGGCACCACCAAGGTTGTCAGCGATCACGAAATCCTTACGTGATATCTGTGTATAGTTTCCTAAACGAACTGTGGGTGTCACAGCGGTGAACGAACTGAGGTCGTCACCATCAATGTGTGCGTTACTGGCGGCGCTACTGAGACTGTCTGTTTGCCATTCAAAGAATGTGTTACTGACCGACCGCTTCTTTGTCATGTTGCTGACAAAGGGGGTGGCCTGCGGTGATATATTAAAGATTACATTACTAAGATCCTCGCGAATACCTATCGCGGAATACTTGGTAAAAGTGTTTGTTACAATTGCCATTTTTCATAGTCCTACTCGCTCCTCTTTACAGCATTGATTCTAAAAGGCCGGCTGCATCATCGAGCCGACCGGTTTCTTTCAGGCGCTGACGAGCTCTTTTCAGTTTTCTTGAACGCGGGGCCACTTGCCCCTGCCTGCTGCCAGGCTTCACAGTTTTAGACCCCGACGCCTTCTTGGTCGCTTTTTTGACCCTCGATTGGCCCTGGTCGTATAACATTGCTTTGCGCAGCACTTTAATGTGGTTGGCGCGCACCAATGCCTGCATTTCATCCTCTGCAACCCCGTTTTCCAAAAGGTATTCTCGGAGCTGCTCTCTTTCTTTGTCTGCCCGCTCGTGGTCCTTCCATTCAGGAATAACCTCGGGCAAACGCTCGACTTCGGCGGTGATCAATTCGCGCATTTCAAACTGTTGGCGTTGCTGGTTTGCTTGCGCTACCCGCTGTTGCTCCACCTGTATCGCCTTCAGTTTTTGCTGTTTTGCACCCTGACGTTGTCGCCATTGTCGTTCCTGCCGGGTCGCCTCAATCGGATCTTCGTCATACATCCGCTCGAAGTTGGGGGCCGGCTCATTGTTCGCGTTCAATTGTTGCTGCAGTGCACCAAGAAGTTGGGCGTATTGCCGTCGCTCGAGTACTATGGCATTGCGGGCCTGTTCAAAAGTCTTCTTTTCTTCCGCAAGTGCCTGACTCTTTTGTGTATAATCTGCCTGACGTGAGTAGCCGTTTTTCAGTTCATCAAGCTCAACTTCAACTTCTTCTCCGTTAACCTTAACGGTATAAGCCTCGGCAGCCTGATGTTCTTCTGGCTCGTATTCATCGTCATCCAGCTCGGCATCGTCTTCTGCTGCGTCGAATTCCTGTTCGGATTCCTCGACCTCAGTTTCTAATTCAGCCTCGCCCTCAACTAGCTCTTCTTCTGAGGACTCGTCAACGCGGGTTTCAGAATCTTCGACCTTTTCCTCGGGAGGGGTCAGGATATCTTCAATCGCCGCTTGTGCCTGGAATAACCCAGATGTGGGGTTTTCCGCATCGTATATTTTATCATCACTCATGTTTCGCCCTCTTCTTATCAAATGCAATCGAGTCTGCAGCGGCCCTCATGGTGTTAACCAGGACATCCAAACCTTTCAATTGCGCATAAATTCGTTCCCGATTTTCGGGCTTTCTCTCGGCCTGCCAAGTTTCAAAGTATTCCAACTTAACCCGATTCACCATCTCCTGAAAATCCTCGTCATCGAAGATCCGTTGAAGATTTTCAAGATACTGGAGTTCTGTTCTGGCCATTTCTCACGCTCGATAGTTGCTTAACCATTTCTCTGTCTCGCTCACTCCCCGCCTTGATCCCAGCCATATCAACCTGGGCACCATAGCGGGCGATTATCTCTGCTGCTTTAAGGGCTATATCGGCCTCATCTTTATCTCGACGCCGGTCATCCTCGCGGACCATCTTCTCGCGTTCCAGGGCCAGCTCAGCCTGCTTCTTCTGTATGTTCGCTTGAATCTCTGCCATCTGAACCTGGATCAGTTGCTCATTAATATCAGGCTTGGGTGGCTCAGGCGGCGCCGGTGGCATCTGGCTGGGGTCGGTGAAGAATTTGTTTGGATCCTTAAACCCTGCGAGCTCTATCATCTGTTGCAGCGTGGCGTAGTAGTTCTGGATGTTGACCAGGGGATTATCAGGGCCCAGCTTCTCGATTAACATCTCCTGCTTGGCGGCCACCTCCTGCAGCATCATCATCTTCTCGGTGTCGCCGCCTTTACCCAGGGCAATATTGGCAACCACGTCCATCCCGGCATTCCAGGCGTCTGGCTGCATCGGCACAAACTCATTGCGCAGACGGATCATGCGCGGCCGATCCTGGTGCTGCACCATCAGCCTGAGCAAACCCTTAAACAATCTCGTCATGCCGTTTTCAGCGAAGAGTCGGGCAATGAGCTCGGTTCGTTGCTGAGCAGCCTGGATTGTCTGACTGACTGCCATGAGCGTTGAGCTCTGCAGGGCCTCTGGTGCCAGCCCATCCGCGGCCTTGCTGATGCCCGTCCTGTTCTCGCGGATTTCATCTAAATATTCCATCATTGAGAATGCATCAGAGCCCACATAAGGCAACGTGAAAGGGACCACTGCACCTGGGTTGCGCATACGGATAATCCCGCCTGCTTCGACGTTCATTACGTCCTCCAGACTTGCCTGGCCCTCAACAACACCAACTCTTGGGTGAGTTGACATAGCCAGGCTGTCGAGGCTGGCTCGCAGCACGGCAGATTTAATGCGCTGGATGTCCATCGTTAGATCGGCAATCGACATGCCGAAGAATGCATGCGGCTCGGGGTCCGGGCAGAACATTGCGAAA